CCATCACCAAAAAGCCATATAACAATAGATATCCCAGTCACTATAGAAGAGGAAAATGAAGTAATTATTAGCGATAATGACCCCGATGAAATAAGAGACGTTGACTTCTCAAATAATTCCTTGTGAATTTAAAACTTTAACACTAAAATTTTTTCCTGGATTTTTATCATTATCACATTTATGATTACATTTTGGACAAGCGAATACGACTTGATTTTTTTCATGTTCATCAAACACCGCATTGTGAAATGTATAAAGTAACGGGTTCAATAATTCAAACCAACTTGCTCTTTCGTCGTATGGCGATGATGCAAATTCTTGTAATTTGCGATAAGTTTCATTCGGAATTTGTTCTGACCCTTTAGTTTTAATCATATCACCCCTTGTTCTACCAACATGAACTCTATGTAATTTTGAAACCATATTATCACCATCGTGCAAAGGACAAACACAATAAAATTTTAAATTTTTTTTTTCTTCGGGTAAACCTTGAATAGTATGATTCGATATTTTTAATTTTTCTGGTATTTTATTAGAAGCTAATGTCGCTTTTTGGAGTGATTCTGTAGCGGCCATTTTAGCTACGTTCTTTTCTTTACAGCGACTATGTGATTTGGCTTTTTCCAAATCACAAATAGCTTCTGCAGGAAACGGTAATACGTCGTAATGGGTCATTTCATTCATATTTATAATTTTACATTATTTTATTTATATTATTTAATAAAGTTCAATTTAATATTTTCATAAAAAATCAACTCAAACATATTTTTATTCGCCATATTTTTTCAACAATTTTCATCGTTTCATTAGCATCATCGAAAACCGTTTCCGTTTTACTACCATATATGCTTTTCAACACTTGATATAGATTTACGCTAGACGCTTGTCCCTGTCCAACACCGCTCAAATCACTATTACCATAAACACCAGTATATCCTTTATGTTCGTTAAGATTTATGCTACAATTCATTCTAACAAAAAGCGATATGTAATCACCAGGACAAAATGGAAAATTATATTCCGTATCTTCTGCTTCATTGAAAAATCTATCGGGCGAATCATCCACAAATTGAATCATTACGCTTTTACACACTTCATTGCTATTATATGTACTGGTTGTTAAATTTTCTCTTAATACTGTTGATAATTGTAAATGCAAATTACTATTGACAACCGTAGAAATAATTTCACTTTCGTTTGCTATAAATGCTTGTGCGAAAGGATGACCCATAAGAGTATCAGAAATATAACGAACAAACATTCTACCTATTGACGCTTCGCCCGGATTAATTCCCGTATTAAATGAACTGTCGTAGATTGTAACAGGGGTGTTTTCAATATCACTCTTTAAAGCTTGTTCAAATAATATTTTATAACTTTCATTAAATTTAAACGTATAATCATTTGCATTTTTTTTATATTTTAAAAATAATCGTAAAAATTCAGCGGTTGTATAGTTAGCATTCATAATAAAATTAAAGGATGCGTCCAATGTATTAGCTGCATTTTGCGAAGAATCTATAACAACTGTATTATTATCTAGATAAACTGGTAAAAAAATATGTTGGTTTGTGGGAGTAAAAGTAGGGCAATCACTACTGTGAATGCTGCCACTTGGGTCTGTGTCATAATTATATAAAGAATAAATTTCGTCATTTGTTAAAGCATCGTCATATAATAAAGTAGATGTAATATAACCAGTGAAGTTGTTATTGGTTGCTCTATTTGTTCCAATTTTATAAAAATCAAATAAGTAATTAAGGTCTGTTGGTAATGTTGTAGATGTTGTGCTTGTTATTGTTTCTTTTAATTCTCCATTGAAATATAATTTTAAAAACCGATTTTCATATGTATCTTCATAATGCCAAGAAATCGCAATATGTTGCCAATTGTTTAAAGAAATATCAGCAAAATTATAAATTGCGTTTCCACTTGTATGTTTTGAACGAATAGTCCATCTCCCATTTCCATTAGAATCTATTTGAAAAGAGTTGATAACACTTGGGTTATCGGAAGATGCAAAAATACCACGATATAAATCCATGGTTTCTGTAGGTTTTACCCACATGGAAAGAGTAAAAGAACCAGACCAATTGTCGGAAACATCGTGTTTAAAATAATCACCACCGTTAAATTGGTAACTATTTGGAGAATTTAAAAAAGCATTTGAACTACTGTCAAATGGTGTTTCTGAAGACCAATTTCCACTCCCGTCCGTTGTTAGAGTTGCATCATTATTATATAATGAATAGTCGCTTAATGTAGTTCCTGTATTATCTTTGAAATGATATTGAAATTTTACTGAACCCGGCATATTATAATAATAAAACTATTAAAAATTTGTATGATAAACCTAATTTTAATAAAACTTTCATAAGTTTTTATTAAAATTATAATATAATTGTAATGCCCTTTTCATGTTCATTAATTGAACTTCTTAATTCTATAATTGTTGAAATTATTTCATTCTGTTTTTCTTCATCGATTGTGTCACACATATTTTCCAAATCTTTCATATATAGATTATTCATTTGTTTATTGTATTTTATACCATGTTTTATATAAAGTTTAAATATATCATCTAAATGACTTTTCTCTTCTTCTGTTAAGTTATTTTTATCTATATTGGAAATTTGCCTTAATTCATTATATAATCTGTTATTTTTTATTGTTTGCCAACATCTTTCTTTCTCCATAACTTGTATTTCTGAACGAAGTTTATCTAATTTTGTGGATAATCTTCTTTTTTTTATATTATCAATTTTTCCATTTAATATTTCCAATTTGCTTTGTTTTTCTTTAAAATAATTTGAAAATATTTTTTTCTCGATATCATTCTTTAAATTAATACCATAGTCATTTGGTTGCGCTTTTTCAGCCCATTCAAACAATTCATCTATTTGTTTTTCACTAAAACATTTCATAAAACAGGGCAACTCTTCTTTGTCTACCTTTTCGTTTAAATATTCATGGACATGCGTTCTAAATGTTTTATAAGCCAATGTACAAAAATATATAAAAAAATATAATGTAATCCCACCATTACACAATATCAATAATACAATTAAAACGTCTTCAAAAGTTCCAAGTTGATAACCGGAATCTATTGTCCCAAAAAATAAACCAGTGCTTAAAGTCATAACCAGCGATAATAAACTTATACTCTCTAATTTATTACAAATCAAACCATAGCTAGTAATTACGTCATATGGTCTCAAAAACACATGTAAGAAAAACGAAATTTGCACCATTAAGCTCGCTGCAATTATTTGATATCTTGGATAATTTCTTAAAAAAACAGAAATAATTATTAAGGATGCCTTTTTCCCCATAATAATGAATTCATAATACCATCGCTTTTCTCTATATCCCAAAAATAAAAATGATAAGGGTGAAGACCCGTCGTATCTATTTTGCATATCGAATAATCTAAATCTATAATCGTATAATAATTTAAATCCTAAAAGAGGTATACCAATACCATAAAACCCGAGAGAAATATACGAAACAGTAAGGTAATTATAATGTGTTTTTGTATAACATTCTATCGAAACATCTTTAACCAAATAATATTTATTTCCAATTTGTTGACAATTCATTACTTCTAATGTCTTTTCTAAAATAGTAGGCCAACTTAAAAATGTTCCTACGACAATTGCTGTTTTTTCCCAAGCAACGAAAAATTTAAAGCATGTTGGTGTAGTTTTTAAAAAATCTTCTCTTTCAATGACACTTTCAAGTCTACGCAATTTCTTCTTTTTCTTTTTACAAAAACAGCAAGAAATAATAGAAATGAAAAATGTTACTAATACAATATATAACAACGGTAGTGTTAAATAAACTAATAATTTATCATAATAAGTCCAACCAATAACACAGTCAGACGAATAAAAACTAACGCGGGGTGAGGAAAATTCTTTTGCCCTCTCAAATAAATATCTTATTAAAGAAGGCCAGTTAATTTGAAAAGAACTTGCTAGTGAAAATACTTGTGCATAATTCATAAATATTTTCACCACACCGTTGACCTCTTCCTTTTTATTTTCTGCAGGATTTGCTGTTTTAATTAAAAATATTATAATTATAGTAGAAATGACTGGTATAACGATTGTTAAACTTATAGAGCGACCTTGGTTTTTGGGACATTTTAAACAAACACCGTCATCTTTAGCCCAACCATTATAACAAACATCGCATAGCGGACCATAATGACCCGCCTCGCATAAATCATTCGTGGAATTTATTATTTTGCCACCCTTGCATGCAAATATATTTTTACATTTATATGTTTTAATTGTTGTATCATTGCTTCTCCATAAATGTTTATTTATGATTATTGTGCTAACGTTGGAATTAATAGGGCATTCAAAATTTTCTGGACAAGTATTGCATTTTAGTTTTGTTGAATTTGTTTTATATGTCCCTTTTGAACATAAACATTCCGTCTTATAATAATTTTGCTCCGAACCAATGGGACAATCTTTACAAATAATACTATTGTTATTTAATGCATATTTTCCTATTTCACAATCTTTACATTTTATAGATTTCACAAATGACGTATATTTGCCCGGTTGACAACCAATACACCCTATACTGCCTTTTTGCGAATACATTCCTGTATTACAATCTTTACAATCGCTTGCAGAATTAGCACCATAATTGTCATTAAATTTTCCAGCAACACATTGTTTACAGTCATCGCGTGAGGTGGCTGCGATAGTTTCGCTATATAAACCAGACAGACAGCTAATACAATGCTTATCTGTAATAGAACCTTCATTATTATTCCATTTTCCTGCTAAACATCTTATACAACTTGAAATTTCATGTTTCCCTTCTAATTTATTATATCTACCCTTTGGACAAATATCGCATTCAATAAAAAGTTCTTTTTCTGGATTTGTATATTTTCCCGGTTCACATGTTAAACAATAACTGTAACCATAATATGAATATTTACCATTATCGCAATTTATACACTCGCTACCCGGATTTTGATTCAAATTTTTGTATTTACCAGCATCGCAGTTTTTACATTCATATTCTTGTTGTAACCCGGAGTTTATATTATATTTACCTTCCTGACATGAAATACAATTATCTCTCGTTATTGATGCAGTAATATTAGAAAATTTACCTCTATCGCAAATTTTACAATTTTCCAATCCAATAACATTTTCTATGTCATTATATCTACCTAACGGGCAAATTTCACAAAAATTTTTATAATCATTCGAATATTTACCTTTTGGACAGACAACGCATTCATTGCTTTTTTCCAGAGAGACCCAACCATCGGGACAGGTTTCGCATTCTTCTAAATTTTTTTTATATTTACCAGCTTCACATATAATACATGACTTATTTGATTTCGCACCTTCTATATTACCAATTGCACCATCATAACATTGAATACATTCGTTAATATCTGTTAATCCAACCCCTATAGAAAATTTTCCAATGGGGCATAATTTACATGTTTGGTCTGAAATAATATTTATAGAAGAACTATATTTACCTTGAGAACAACCTATGCAAATTTTTTTATTTTTTGCCCATTTTCCAATTGAACATTGTATACACATGTTACTCCCGCTTTCAGAAACCCAACCATTTGGACAATTTTCACATAATTCGAATGTTTTTTTATATTTTCCCGAGTCACATACAACGCAAAAACTACTAGAATCTGCACCTTTTATTATATTAATTTTTCCATCATCGCATGACACACAGTTATTTATGTTTGTAATTCCTGGTGTTTCGGAATATGTTCCCTTTGGACATAGTTCGCATGATTCTTCAGAAATAATATTCAAAAAAGAACTATATTTACCCTTTTTACAATCAATACATGCTATCTTATTTTTAGCCCATTTTCCCATTTCACAAGTATCGCAACTGGTTTCGCCTTCTTTGCTAGTTTTACCATCTTCGCATTCCAAACAATCTTGTATATCATTCGAACCGGAAATAGTAGAATATTTCCCTTTAAAACACGGTTTACATACATTTGAACCTTGTATTGTTGAAAAAAAACCCGAAGGACAATTAATACATTCTATTGCATGAATACCATTTGTGTATTTTCCCGTTTCGCATTTTTCACATTTCTTACTTTCAATGGTATTGCTTGAAAACCCAGGTTCACAATTATGACAAATACCACCAATTTCATTTGAATATTTACCTATTTCACATATCTCGCATTTATTTAATTTTATACCGATGCCTTTATTGCAACCATTTAAATCTACTTTTATATATTTTTTTACATATAATCTTTCATTTGGAAAAATATATAATTTTCCATTTTTTTCATCATATGATGTTATATTATAATTTGTATAACTACTATAATAAGAATAATTATGATGTAACGAAGTATAATAAATAGTTTCTCCGAACTCGTTGAACGAGTTTAAATCCAAAGTCATGTCTTTCATATTTATTCTTACAATCCCAACATTCATATGTTTTATCGAAGGTATCGCATAAATAAAACCTGCATTTGAATCTAATATTATATTCGTTATTACTCCCCATTCCGTTGGAAATTTCAAAAAATCAATATCACAAACCTCGCTTAATGGTAACTTATTGAAGTTAAAATCATACTGATATAATTCACTTGTTAGTGCACCTGAAACGATAAATATTTTTTTTCTTTTATAATCTATTTTAATTTCGCTGATATAATTTATACCATCTAATTTTATTATTTTTGTATTATTTGGATGGTCAATTGCCATACTTGTATTTATTTCTATTAATTGAGAATCTCTATATACAGTATCTTCCAGAAAATATAATAAATTTGTCTCTTTATTTATAAAACTTCTTTTAATCTCTCTTACATAGTCAGTATAAAATTGTGGAATCGTAGAAGATGACATCATCAGTTCATCATATTCTTCTTGATATGATTTTTGAAATTGTTCTATTAATAAAACATTTGGTGATGATATATTCAAACGCCATAAACCCGTATAAACTGTCCCAAACCCCATCCAAATTGTCCCATCATTCAACGTTTGAGATGTAGTTGGTGTATCTACATATTTATAATTATAATAATTATTTGGTGAAAAGGTTTCCTTATTTGTAAACGATGAGAATTTTGTCCTATCAATAAATGTAAAATTTTTTAAATTAATTCTAACGATAGACGTATCATAATTATAGTGTGTATGACATCCATATTTATTTGCGGCAACATAATATAAAATATCATATTTTTGGTCTACACCACACGTTACTACGTAATCACTACCCAAGTCGCCTTGTGCATTAGGATATTCGCTAGTTTGTTGACCGATTATTAAATTATCTTCAAATTCTTCATTATCAAAATTTTGCTTCATTATCCCAACATATTTTGTTGTTTTATCACATTTATAATTGTTATTTGAATTTTTCCATGGATTATATGTTGATGTTATTAAATAATTATTGTTGCTATGTATTACACTACAACCAAAACCAATATACGGATATTGATATGTCGCTTTTATTAATCCATTTGTTGGTAGATTTATATAAGTATTTGAAAAATTAGCATTATTTAAATAATTTATAGGATAGCAACTTATACTATTAAATAGCAATAGTAATAATAATAAAATCATTATAATATTTAATGCATAAATATTTTTAATAATAAATTTTATAAAATATATAATAAATTTTAATATTTTAATAATTTATACATGAAAAAGTGTGATATTACTTGTGCAATTTTTTACATTCTATTTTTGACATATTTATTTATGTTTGGTTTTACAATTATTTATAGTGGTGACTTAAAAAAGTTAGATACAATTTTAGATGAAAAACAAAGAATAGTCCATCAAAAAATAAAACAAGAAAGATTACATCATTTTTTTACAGGTTTAGGTGTGGGGTCGGTATTAGGGCTTTTTATACTTTTTTCTGATATTCGAATGACGTCGAAATTTTGTTTAGCCGGTTTAATTCTTATTCTAACAACGACAACCGTTTATTATATGTTACCAAAAAGTGATTATATGATTCGTCATTTAGATACAAAGGAAAAAAAAGAACTTTGGATGAATGTAAGTAGAAATTTCATGAAAAAAAAAATGATTGGTTTTGCATTGTCCATTATTGTTTATTTTTCCATTCCCATGTTTTTATAAATATAATTTATCTATATTATATAAATGAATTATATTTTAGGTTTAACCATTATTGGTATGATTAGTGGTTTATTTGCAGGAATAGTCGGTGGTGGTGCTGAAATTTTAATTGTCCCTTTGCTTACATTATTTGGATTATTGGGAAGTCTCAAAAGCAGAATTGGAACCTCTTTATTTATGATATTGCCGCCCATTGGGTTATTTGCGGCGCTTAAATTTTATAAAAAGGGACATGTTGACATTTTTGCCGCATTATATATGGGTCTTATATTTACCGTTTTTGCTTCTTTTACCTCTTTTTACACTATAAATTTAGATGAAAAAATGTTGAAAAAAATATTCGGTATCTTTACAATTGTTTCTGGATTTTACATATATTTTAAATAATAAATGTTAAATTATTGATTTTTTAAAACAATTAAAATACCACTTAATGTTAACATTATACCAATCAAAACCACTGGTTTAAAAACTGTTCCAAAAACTAAAATAGAAAATAAATAAAGTAAAATTATTTTGGTTGGTTCCATTAAAACATCAACATAAGACATGTTTGGGGTTATCTCATAAGCTTTTGTTTTTATTATTATAGCCATAGCAACACTAAATGATGATATAAATGTAACAACCATGATTGTTTTCCCATTTTTTTTATCCTTGAATAAATTATCTTTTTCTTTATTATACAAATAAATCAAAACTAATATATAAAAAAATATTAAAAATAATAAATAAAAAAATAAAACATCATTAAAATTACATTTTAAATTAAATAAATATTTTCTTGTTATTACAGAAATTGTTAGAAAAAACAATGAAATAATAGTATATAATTCCCAAGATTTTTTATTTAATGACATTTATATTATATATATATTAAATCACGAATATGATGTAGTAGTACTCCTTTTATTCCCAACCCTTTTAGTTGTAGTAGTTTTATTACCAGCTCTTCTAGTTGTGGTTGAACTTCCTACACCAGCAGTATCAGATATAATTATAATTAGAAAGACAAATAACATAATTATTCCAATAATTAATATACATAGGCCACAATATAAAGCCCATCATTGAATAAATCCTAAACCTTCTTCTTTACATTTCATACCCATATACATAGTAAGCATACTCCCGCCACCTTTTTGTATTTTCATATAGTATTTATTCAGATTTTAAAAAGTGTTTGTTCATATAACGTTGAATATTAAAATATGTTAAAGGGTCCTCGTTTTTATTCACCTCCAATAAATTTTGCAACTTATTATTTGGTTTAATTATTTTTGCATTTTTTGGGTCTTCAAGTTTATTATCCTTTATATATTTTATAATATATTTTGTTACCACTGTTCTAGCTCTTTCCGACCCATCGGGTAAATCCATGAATTTGCATAATTTTTTTGAAATTTTTGTTGGGTTTGCAAACCCAGATGGTTGTTTATTACCCTTATTCTTATTCTTTTTATTCTTCCTATCCAACTGGTTAATTTTCTTTTTTGCAATTCTTTCTACACTTTTTATTTGATTTTGTAATCCTGTCAATTGAATTTTTAAACTAGAAATCGTTGTCAACAATGAACTAAACGAATCATTCATTTCATCCATTAAATCGTTGTTATCATCCTTTTCTTTTGTTTCTTTTGAAACCTTTTTTGTCTCTTTTGAAATCTTTTTTGACTCTTTTGAAATCCTTTTTGACTCTTTTGAAATCTTTTTTGAAGCTTTTTTTTCCATTTATAATCTACATTTTCTAGTATCTTTTTAAATCAATTTTTCTTTTATTTTATATTAGTATTTTAATTTTTTGTTTATAAAATTATATAAAATTTTATAAAAATAAGAAAATTTATTGTTATTCAAAAATTTATTATTCTTCAGAGACCTCATTCTGTCTATTTCTTTCATCCAAAACCCATTTTGAATTATTTCTTTTACCATTGTCTCTTTGCCCACCATGTCCTCTTTCTCTTGGTCCACCACCGCCCTGTCTTACTCTACTACCAGAATCTGTGCGTTCCTGTTTATTTAAAAAACGTGTCTCGCACATAAGAGGACCATTTTGAATGCCAGTAACATCAATTGCCTGCCATTCGTGGTCATTGTTATCACTTTTTGAAAGATTAAATTCAACATATTCACCCTGCACCAAATATTTATATTGCTCTTTGTTCACAGAGACACCTGAGTGGTGAACGAAAACATCTTTGCTTTCATCACCTAGTGTTGTAACAAATCCAAACCCAGCTTTATTGTTGAACCATTTAACAATTCCCAGCTGTCGGGAAGCACCACT